GCCTTCAAATATCACCACGGCATCGCCTCGCTGCCGTTCGCCGTCCTGCCGGTCGCCGTCGATATGCTGAATACATCGGGCGACGTAGACGGCGTGCTGGACGCTATCAAGAAAATCAAGGAAGTCACCGGCTTAGACGTGGTGCTTACGGTGATGGATACGCTCTCTCGCGCCCTCGTCGGCGGCAACGAGAACTCGCCCGACGACATGGGCGCCATCGTCAAGAACAGCACCCGCATCCAGCAGGAAGGCAACACGCACGTCGCCTGGGTCCACCACACCGGCAAAGACCAGGCCAAGGGCGCACGTGGCCATTCGCTGCTCCGGGCCGCCACCGACACCGAGATCGAGGTGCTCGCCGACGAAGGCGGCAACCGCACCGCTCGCGTCACTAAGCAGCGCGACCTGGAATGCGACGGCGAATTTAACTTCACCCTCAAGGTGGTAGAACTCGGAACCAATCACCGCGGCAAGCCAGTCACGTCCTGCATCGTGGACTACGGCCAGGAGACGCCCGCCGTGGCGCGTCCAGGGCCAAAGCGTGGCTCAGGTGGCCACACCAGGCGCGCGCTCGAGATCCTCACCGACATCATCGCAGCATCCGGTGCCGCTGGCTTCGCTGGCGCACCGCCCGACGTGCTGTCCGTGCCGGAAACCTGGTGGCGCGAGCAGTTCTATCAGCGGGCCATGCCGGCCGCCGAGCCGGAAACCCGCAAGAAAGCATTCCGGAGAGCCGCCGATGCACTCGTCGAATCACATCACGCCGGCTTCAATCTGGGGCGCGTCTGGCTCGGTAGAAAAAGCCGTGACTAAATACAACCGGGACATAATTAGCTCCCAAAATGTCCCCCTAACCGGGACATCGGGACAAAGACGTGGGCGGGACATTTCCTTTTGGGGAAATGTCCCGTCTCATGTCCCCCCGAATCCACGATTTTGTCCCCCTGGAATTTTGTCCCCCCTCCCCGGAGGCTTGCGGCTAAGCGCGCGTGGCCGCACCGCCAACGACGACCGGAGCGCCGCATGACCGACCAGCACGACTGGCTCCAGGTCACCGCGCCCAACGGCGACCGAGGCTACCAGTGCCAACGCTGCCGCCTCACCGCCATCACCCTCCCGGTGCCGGCTGAGTGCCGCCAATGTCCGTATCGCGACCCGTATCGCCTCTCCCCGCACGACCGGAGCGCCGCATGACCAACGTCGTCGCCCTCGGACGCGTCGTCATCGCAACCGGTGAACCCGTCGCCGAGGTCGTGGCCGATATCCGGCTCCTCCTCGCACGCGCCGAACGCGGCGAAGTCCGCGGCATCGCTTGGGGCTACGTCGACGGCGCAGGCTTCGCCACCACCGGCTGGCAAACCGGCACCGCCGACAGCGCAACCCTCTGCGCCTCAATCGCCCTACTGAACCACAAGATGCTCACCGCATGGGGCGACTACGATCCAACCCCGCCGCCCGACCGGGAGCCCAGCGCATGATCGGCTTCCACATCGATCCCCAGGAACCCGATGCCGTGGAGCTGTTCGAACAGTCTCTGGAGAACCTCGTCCAGTTCGTCGCAGCCAACCTCTCCAGGAAAGGGCTCGTCGCTTCCCACGCCCGCATCCGAAGGGTCTTGCTCGCCGACGAACTGCAAAAGGCACAACTCATCGAGGAGGCTGAAGAAGAATGATCGGCTTCCACATCGATCCCAACGAATTGCTCCTCGTCGGCAAGCCCCGCATCGACCGCCTGCTTTACGATGTGGAAGAATGCGTCCAACGCTCCGATTGCAGCCTCGTCGAAGCCGCAATGGCGCTCGCATTCGCATCGTCCGTCGTGCTCACCTTCATCGACAACCGCGCCGAACGTGAAGCACTCGCAGCCGCAATCTGCAGCGCAATCGCCAACTGGACGCTAAACCCACAATCCACAGCGAGGCACTGATGAGCGACGCTCAGAACACCGCTCAATCATCGCGCCCAGCATATCAGCGCGGTTTGCGCGTATGGCAGCCCGGCGAGAGTGGCAATCCAGGCGGACGACCGAAGGGTATCCAGCATCTCGCGCGCAAGCACACTACCGAAGCAATCGCCGCACTCGTCGCTGCACTCGACAACCCGAAAGAACGCGTGCCAGCAGCAACTGTGCTGCTCGCTTATGGTTGGGGCAGACCAGTGCAGCAGTTCGATGCGGAGGATCAGCAGAACGTAACATTCCTGCATCTCGTTGCCATGCGTGCGTTCAGCGACGAACTCAACGCACAGCGCGTTGTAGATGGTAACGTGTCTACAGACAATACAAGCGTATCTACACCGCGCAATCTTATGGAACCGGCGACAGAGTGACACGCAACATCTGCACATGGACCGCAACCGATAACGAAGACCGCACCTGGCTTACGTCATGCGGCGACGAATACGATTGTCTGGAGGAGACACCGGAACGGAACCGTATGCGCTTCTGCTGCTTCTGCGGCCGCATTCTCCAGCAGAAACTAGCGGACGGGTCGGATAGATGACGCTCACCCTGCAACATCCCGACGAGCAGTTCGACTGGGGCGCAGCGATCGGCGCATCAACGAACCCGTTCGCCACCGCCGCAGCACGCTACGGCCGCGCACCCGTCGCGTTCGTCCGCGAAGTGCTGAAGGTGCAGCCGGACAAGTGGCAGGTCGAGGTGCTCAGGGCGCTGAGCCGCGGTCACACCCGCATTGCGGTGCGTTCCGCGCACGGCGTAGGGAAGACTGCGCTTGCGGCATGGATAATGTGCTGGTTCTCTAACACCAGGATCCCCTTCAAATGCATCTGCACTGCCCCGACCGCGCCGCAGCTTTACGACGCGCTATGGGCTGAGTTCATGGGCTGGCATCGGCGACTGCCGCAGCCTTGGCAAGACCTCTGGAATGTCACCAGCGACCATCTGACGCTGAAGGCTGACCCGGAGAGCTTCATCACGGCGCGAACAAGCAGGCCAGAGTCTCCCGAATCAATGCAAGGCGTCCACAGCACCAACGTCTTGCTGGTATGCGATGAGGCCAGTGGCATTCCAGAGCAGGTCTACGAGGCGGCGGCCGGTTCGATGTCGTCTGCTGGCGCCACGACCGTGCTCATTGGCAATCCCACTAGGGCGACAGGCTACTTCTGGCGCGTGATGAACATGGAGCGTGATCGGTGGCACTGCCAGAAGGTCAGCGGACTGGAGAGCCCGCGCGTTGACCCGGCGTTCATCGAGGAGATCGCCGAGCGCTACGGCCGAGACAGCAACGCATTCCGTGTGCGCTGCCTTGGTGAGTGGCCGACAGCTGACAGCGATACCTTCATCAGCGCTGAACTGGTCGACCAGGCCATGTTGCGGGATGTCGCACTTGATCTGACCAAGCCGGAGGTGTGGGGCCTCGATCCCGCGCGATACGGCGACGATAGCTCGGTGCTGATCAAGCGTCGTGGCTACGTCGTCACGGAACCGCCTAGGGTCTGGCATGGCGTCGATACCATGCAGCTGGCTGGCGCCATCAAGCATGAATACGACCTGATGGCGAACAACCGTCCAGCGTTGGTGTGTGTGGACGCGATCGGCCTAGGCGCTGGCGTGGCCGACCGACTCATGGAGCAGGGCGTGCCAACGCTCGGGGTCAACGTGGGTGAGGCGCCGAGCGTTACAGGCAGGTATGTGCGCCTTCGAGACGAACTATGGGCGCGCGGCAAGGAGTGGTTGGGCAGCAGGATGTGCCGCCTGCCACGTCACGAGCGTCTACGCGACGACTTGGTGGCTCCTCGATACTTTTTCACATCCGACGGCAGGCTGCAGATCGAGAGCAAAGATCGGATGCGGGCTCGTGGGCTGCCATCATGCGACTACGCCGACGCGCTCAACCTGACATTCGCCGAAGCCGGACTAATGGTGTCATCTGCCAACGATACCGGGCTATACAGTCCCATGCCACTGAGACCATCGATAGCAGGCATGGAGCACTGATGTCATATCCCCGTCCTCCGCTCGAAGAGCGTTTCTGGGCACGCGTGTCGCCTGAGCCGAACACCGGCTGTTGGTTATGGGAAGGCAGCGGCGCGCGCGGCTATGGCACCATCATGCTCAACTACGTCGCGATGAAAGCAACGCATGTCTCGCTCATGTTACATGGTAGGCCCCGACCATCTGTTGCCATGCATGCGCTCCATCATTGCGACGTGCCGCAGTGCGTGAACCCGGAGCATCTTTACTGGGGCACTGACACCTCCAATACGATGGATGCTTACCGCAGGGGCCGGAGAGCCACGCCAGCGCATATTGTCGCGAAGGCCGACCGGCAACGCGCTCAGACGCACTGCAAGCACGGTCACGAGTACACATCAGAGAATACATACTGGTCTAAAGGCGGAAGAAGCTGCCGGATATGTAACTTGCTTCGCTCGTCGGCACGTCAGAAGCGGTTGCGGCCGAGCATTGCGGGGATGGAGGTATGACGCGGTACATTCCAGACATGGACGAGAGGATGACACCTGCGGAGTACAAAGCCTCGAATGCGCGCCATGTTGCTGGTCTGGCCGCGCACCATCTGCGGGAGATCTTCAAGGAACTGGAGGAGCATCACGGTGCGTGGGCCGAGTTGATGCTACGGAAAGTGCTTGCACGAATGGGGGATCTCCATCGCGCTGCATGCGACACCGATAACGCCAAGGTGTTTTGCCCACCGCCGAAACTGGAGCCGCTTCTTATGATAGACAGCTGCGACATAGAGCGCGCCATCGCCGGCATGGAGGCATGACATGAGTGGTTCGCTGATCCAGCAGTACACGCAGCCGCAGCAGCAGTCGGGCGGCTCGCTGCTCATCCCGCAGTATACGCAGCCGCAATCTGGCGGCCTGCTGAACATTAAGCCCGATCCTGGTTACTGGGGCGGCACTGGCGTCAACGCGCCGAAGCCAGCAGCGCAGCAGGCAGCGGCACCAGCCGCAGCACAACAACAGCCGGCGCAGATGTTCGCATCGCCGAACGCAGCCGCACAGAGCACGCTGGACGACTACGCGAAGGCGCTGACCGGCACGGGGTATGGGCAGCTGGGCAACGGGCCGATCGATCCTGGTGCGATGCTGCTGCTGCAGCAACTCAACCCGCAGATGGCTGCGAGCATTTACGGCAGCCCGTACAGTCCGTGGGGTTACGGCGGTGGTGGCGGCGGCTTCGGCTCAGGGGGTGGTGCTGGCGGAGGCGCCGTTGGTGGTGCGTCGGGCAATCAGGCCAGTGCTGGCGTCGGCACTGCCGATGTCGGCGGCGTCGGGCGAGGGTTCTAGATGACGCTGATCCTGATCATCCTGCTGGTGCTGCTGTTGTCGGGCGGCGGCTGGGGCTATTGGCGCGGCGGCTACAGCGGTGGGCCGTACAGCATCGTGTTCGTGGTGCTGATCGTGGTGCTGGTGCTGCTGGTGTTCGGCGGCCCGAGAGTGGGGTGGTGGTGACATGAGCGGCACAGCCGGCAGCACAGCAGCGCCACCGCCGCTTCCTGGCGGGCCCGTCCGACCCGGCGGACCCGAAACCGGCGGTATCGGCGGCATGGGCGGCATGATGGGGCCGCAGCAGGGCATGGGCATGATGCCCGGTGTCGGCCAACCCGGCATGATGCCTATGCCCGGCATGCAGGGCGGCGGGTTGCTGCAGCCCAGCGCGTGGCAGTCGCCGAACCCGCCACCAGTGCCGCGTGTGCAAGGGCTGATGCAGCCGGTTGGCCAGCCGCTCAGCGTCGAGCACGTGTTCGCCAACATCACCAAGGCGCCGCCCGACACGATCCCGCACGACCCCGACGACGACATGCCGCCACAGCTGCGGCCGTATGCTGCGGGGCTGCGACCCAGCAACCGCCCGGTCAGCGCGCAGTGGCAGCAGAGCTTCGTCTACGAGAAGCTGGGCAAGAGCGACAGCGAGATTGAGTCGATTGCGCAATATTACTTCAAGATGGCCGAGCGCTATGACGTGTATCTCGGCCGCGAGCGCATCACCGCGAGCCAGTACTACGCCGGCCGACCGCTGGGCGACGAGGAGCCGGGCAGATCGCAGCTGGTGATGACGACCGTCAGGGACACCATCCGCGCCACGCTGCCGAGCCTGCTGCGCGTGTTCACGGGTGTCGAGGATCCCGTGTCGTTCGAGCCGATGAGCGACGACATCACCGGCGACGACAAGCTGGCAACCACACTGGCACGCCAGGCCACGGACTACTGCCGGTGGGCGCTGTTCACCTGCAACAGCGGATGGCAAATCTTGCACGATGTGTTGGTCGATGCGCTCACACGCAAGGCCGGCTGGTGTCGCTGGTACTGGGGCAAACGGGAAACCACGCGCACCGAGGTGTGCGAGAACCTGTTGCTGCCGCAGCTGCAGTTGCTGCTCGCCGAACCCGGCATCGAGGCACAGCGCATCGTGCGGCGACCGATCCAGCAATCAGAGCTTCAGCTGCTGATGAAGGTTCCGGAAGTCAGCATGTATCTGCAGCAGGGCGGCACACCGGAATACTGGAGTGCCACCATCACGCGGCACGCGGCGCAGAACTGGCCGGTGGTCGAGGCGGTGCCGAGCCAATGCGTGTGGGTGGTGTCCGATGCCGACACCATCGATACCGCGAAGGGCATCTTCCACATCCGTGACGTGGTGGCGTCCGACCTGATCGAGATGGGATTGCCGGAAGACAAGGTGCTGGCGCACACCGAGCACGCGATGAACCCGCGCATGCGCCGTGAGATCATCGCGCGCAACGAAGCGCAGGGGCATAACCTGCCGACCACGCCGCCGAACGATCGCTCCATGGCCTTGGTGAGGTATTGTGAGGGCTGGATCCGCTGCGACGCGGACAACGATCACCGCGCTGAGTTGCTGCACGTGCACATGCTCGGCAACGCCAGCTCGCTGGTGCAGTGGGAACGCACGGACGAGACGCCGCTCGCATGTTTTACCCCATACAGGGAACCTGGGCGCATCATTGGTTCGTCGCAGGCCGACATGGTGATGGACCTGCAGCGCATCGAGACGCGGGTGATGCGCGCGATGCTGGACAGCCTGGGCCAGAGCATGTTCCCACGCACGTCGGTGGTGCTGGGGCAGGCGAACCTGCAGGATGTCAGGCAGACCGCGATCGGCGCGATCATCCGCGTGTCGCAGCAGGGCGCGGTGGCCGAGCTCACCAAGCCATTCATGGGCAAGGAGGCGCTGCCGATCCTGGAGGTGCTGGAGTCGATACGGGAAAACAGGACGGGCATCACTAGGGCGAGCCAGGGCCTGTCGCTCGATCAGCTGCAGAGCACGACGCCGGTCGCGGTGTCGCAGCAGACATCGGCAGCACAGGACCGCCTCGACATGATGGCGCGGACGTTGGCCGAGACCGGTTTGGCGCCGCTGTATTCCGGGCTGCTGAAGATGATGGCGCGGCAGCAGGACCGCCCGAACGTCATCCGGCTGCGCGGACAGTGGATCAGCATCGACCCACGCGCGCTCGCCACCATGTGGCAGACCACCGTGAATGTCGGCGGAAAAGGAATGCCAATGGAACGACTGGCGATGCTGCAGGGCATTGCCGCCAAGCAGGAAATGCTGGTGCAGCAGGGTGGCTTGAACAATCCGCTGGCCGGGGTGCCGGAATACCGCAACACGCTGTCGCGCATGCTGGAAACCGTGGGGATCGCCGATGTGAGCAGCTACTTCAAGCCGCTGCCTCCGGGTTGGCAGCCGCCACCGCCGCCGCAACCTCCGCCAGATCCCAGCATGGTTTTGGCTCAGGTGCAGGGGCAGAAGACCGCGGCCGACATCGAGGACCAGCGCGGTGAGGCGCAGACCAAGCGGGCGCAACTGCTCAGCGACGACGACCGCGAGCGCGCCCAGGCAGCGCTGCAATACTGGACGCAGGCGTATGCGGTGGCCGCGCAGCACGGCACGCCGCTGCCGGCGATCGGCGAATTCCAGCAGGCGATGGCCAGCAAGGCGCCGGCGGTCGGGCTGATGCCGCAGGGGCCATTGGCACCGCCGCCGCCGTCATCGCCACAACCCCCGGCGACGGCACAGGGCGCAGGCGGCCCTCCGAAGCCGCCTGGAGGCCCTCCTGGCGTTCCGCCGATGCAGGGCCTGCCTGGCAAGCCGCAGGCGCCCATGATGCCCCAGGGGCCGCTGATACCGGGTGCCACGGCCGGGGTCGATCCGGCGAACCGCATGGCGGTGCAACAGGGCTTGCAGGGCAGAGGACTGCCGACGGCGTACGGACAAATCGCCAACCGTGCGATGAGCAGTGCCTTGTTCGGGCCGGGAGGGCCGGCGATGCCGAAGCCCGGCGGCCAGGGCGTGGCTGGAGCACCGGGAGCATGAAGCCGCCTCGCGAGGCCGTGCCCGCCGAGTTCTGGGCAGAAATACCGCGCGAAGAGGCTGTGGAGATATTGATGCGGGGATATTTCGACGGCCCGCAACTACAGCGCATCTGGCGTTTGACAGGGCGCGATCCGGCGACTGCCCCGGCAGTTGGTGACGCGTTCCGGGTTCATCGTCCGAAAGAGAAAACCAAGCGGCGACGGGGAAAGAAGCCCGGCGGGCAGGGCGGGGCAGGAGCGCCAGGAGCATGATGCACCAGGGCGGCATGGCGGCGGTCCCAGGCACTACCCGCTACATCCTTGACGACGTGAACCACGACGATTTCGCCGCCCCCGGCGAGATCCCCGAGGCGCCGCTCACCGGCTTTGTATATGCCCGCGGCGATCGCGGCTGGCATCGCGCACTTGCCCTCTCTGGTGGCCAGATGGACGGGTTCCTGGTCACCGTGAACGGCACACCGAGCGCGCCGGGGCTGATGCTGGGCAGCAATGACACCGGGTTCTATCGGTCTGGTCAGTCGGTCTGGCTGAACGTGGCGGGCGTACCCAACGTCATGGGGTTCCTGCCCACGACGATCGCCGCTGCGGTGCCGCTGCACATGGGGAACCGCCAGATCAACGTCGTGGCCGATCCAACGGCAGCGCAGGACGCGCTGAACCTGCGCAGCGCCGATGCACGCTATGCGCCACGGCCGGGTGCGTGGGCGGACTTCCCAAGCGACCCCGGCTACACGCTGTTGACGCTGCGCTACCGCACGGTGCCGGGTGGCCTGCAGCTGAGTGGCGAGGTCGGCGCACCGTTGCCGGCGCAGGCCAGGGCACGCATGGGCGTGCTGCCGGATGGTGTGCGGCCTGCGCGGATGCAGCGGTTTCCGGCGACGGTCACGGTCGGGCTCAACGTCGGGATGGCCGCCGCGGAGGTACTGCCGGATGGCAGCGTGTGGCACCAGTGGACGATCGGCGACAGTCAGATTGTCGGGCTGCTGAGTATGAACGTGGTCATCCCGCTGGATTGAGGAGGCAACGATGCCGGGGCTTTTAGACAAGGCGGTCAATCGGATCAAAGGACGCGGCGTGGCGACTAAGAGCGCGTGGCCAATGGCGGTCGCGGCGCTGCAGAAGGCCGGCGACCTCAAGAAAGGCTCGGTCAAAGCAACCAAGCAGGGCACCGCGCGCAACGCGATGACACGCGCGCAACGTCAGGCGAAACCACCGTGAACGACACGCTACTTGCAATCATCGAGGAAGTGGAAAGCGCCCAGCGTCAAAAGCAGGCGCTGAAGCGGCTCAGGCTCGAAAACATTTGCCGGATCATTGAGGAGAAACTTGACATGGCAGGCACCCGCAAAGGCATGACCGGCAAGTCCGGCGTGATCAAGAGCACCGGCGGGCAGAACAAGCCGGTCGGTGGCACCGGAGGCGGCGGCGGCGCGCGCGGACAGGCCAACCTGTCCAGCACCGCACGCACCACGCCAGGCGGCCGCGGGCCTGTGCCGAAAGCGAAGTAATGGCCCACGAGGAAATCTTCTCCGCATGGGAGGAATACAAAGCGGAGGGCGCGAGGCTCGTGGCTAGGCTGGGGCTGCCGCAGCCCTCCGAGGGTCTCGAAATCGTCCCGATGCTGAAGGCGATGCTGGATCGGATCGAGCGCCTGGAGGAGCGGATGCGCCGTGAGTGACCGCGAGGCCCGGTTCGCAGCAGCAGACGCGGCGCGGCTGAAGGAAGACCCGGCGCTGGCCAGCATCCTGCGCGATCTGGAGACGCACGCGGTCAGCGTGGCGATCGGCGATTTCGACCACGCGACCCGCGAGCGCGGGCGCTATCTTGCGTTGGCGATCCGCAGCCTGCGCGTCGAAATCCAGGACCGTATCGACACCATCCTGGTGCAAGAGCACTCACGACAACGAGCAATGGCATCCGAATGAATTACCAGAATATGCAGGCCCAGCAGGGAATAACCGCGAACCTGCCGCCGGCCGTGTTGCCGTTGACGGTACTTGAGCGGCACATACTGATGGACTTGATCGCTCAAGCGTTGCCCCCAGCCGAGAGCCGCGAGCGGTTCGACGCGCTGGTCGCGCTTATACTCAAAATCCGTGGGGAACACCCATGAGCGACAGCATCAGCACGCCGGCCAATACGCCGGCACCAGCGCCCGCGGTCATACCGGGAGGCGGTGGCACCGATACCGGTGCGGCGATCCCACCGGCACGCGATCAACCCGGCTTGTCCATCAGCGAGGCCGGGCGGCTGCTCAATCAGCAGCGCCGTGCGGCTCAGGGCGCGCCACAGCGCGCTGAAGCGCCAGCACGGGTCGAGGCGCCCAACCGCGTGCAGACGCCGCCAGCAGCGCCCACAGAGGCGCCAGCGGCCACACCCACGGCGGCACCCACCGGCGATCCCGCACTCGACACCATGGCGCGCGCGCTGGGACTGCCGGAAGGCGGCGCACCGCCAGCAGAGTCCACGCCCGCCGCCGGCCCCGCCATCGAGATCGACGGCCGCCGCATCAGCCACGACGAAGTGCGGCGCGCGATGGCCGCAGCGCAGGACTACACGCAGAAGACCCAGGCACTGGCGCGCGAGCGTCAGGCACTCCAGCAGCAGCAGGAAGCGCTCGCCACCGTGCTGCCCTACATCCAGCCCGAACTCGCCCGCGTCCAGCAGCAGCTGCAGGGCGTGGCGCGACCTGACCCCACGCTGATCGACACCAACCCGCAGGAATACCTGCGCCAGCGCGCGGCGTATGAGGCGGCGGCCGATGAGCAGGGCCGCATGGGCCAGCTGACGCAGCTCCAGCAGCAGGCGATGGAACGCGCGCTGTCAGAGCAGGTGAGCCGCAGCAACGAGGCGCTCGCCAAGGAGTTCCCCGACTGGGGTGATCCGCAGAAGCGCTCCGAATGGCAACAGCGCATCGCCACGTGGGCAATGGACCAGGCTGGGTTTCAGAAGCAGGAACTGGCGCGCCTGTCCGATCACCGGCAGCTGAAAGTCATGATGAAGGCCATGATGTTCGATGCGCTGAAGGAAGGCGCGGTGACGCGCGCACCGCAGCAGCAGCGGCCAGCGCGCGGCTCCGCTCCACCGCCAGCACCCGCCGCCGCCGTCTCCAGCGCCGAGCAGGCGTTCCAGGCGAGGCCCAACATCCGCAACGCCGCCAACCTGCTCACCGCCCAGCGCGCCGCAGCACGGCGATGAACACAACAATCATCCTGTCGTCTGCCAGCTACGAGGGGACATTTAAGTTCAGGCCGGTCATCGGGAGAACAGAGGATGAAAAGGAGGAGTATAAAAAGCAGGCAATCGAGATATCTTCCAAGGAAATCTGTATCGAGATGGACGCTGGAGACGGTGAGGATTCGAGAGGCTCTATCTCGTTGGGCTTTGCATGTGAGCTTGACGAGAAACACGACAGATTTATTGACGCCAAGTTGGTGGCCTATTTGACCCTGGACGACATAAGGCGCCTGGTCGCTCATCTTGGCTTATTGTTGCAAGCCGTGCCCACCGTCAGTTGACGCGGCTTCGGCGCGGGTTGTAGGACCACAACCGACGCACGGCGGAGTGCGCCCGGCCACCCGGTTTCCTCCCTGATGGCCCGGTTCATGTCCCGCCGCGCGCCCCGTGCCGTCGCTGGCCTGATGTCGCCGGTCGTCAGAC